CTACGTTTCCGGTGGTCGCCAGGATGGTCATCACGTTCGCGTAACTGCCGATGAGGTTGCCCTTTACGTCGGTGGTCGACGTTGCGGGAATCGTGGTGACGACCCCCGTTAATTGAGACCCGTTGCCGACGAAGAAATTTCCTACGACGTTGCCGAGGACGTTCACTTGCCCGCTTGATACGATATTGCCTCCAAATAAACGTGTGTTTCCTATATTGCCTGAAACTGAAATTACATTTGTCACGTTTGCAAAAGAACCTATGACGTTTCCCGTGATGTCTATCATGGCACTTCCCGGAAGAGTTGTCGTCACTCCCGTTAATTGAGATCCATTTCCTATAAAATAAGTTGCTATTGAGTTTCCTCCTACGAAACGAACGTTTCCTATATTACCTGCAAGTCCTATAACTTGGATCATGTTTGCGTACGATCCTATAACATTGCCTCGAACATCTAATGAACCCGTGGCTGGCAATTCAGCTATCACATTACCTTGAACGTTTCCATAAATAGTTTCCGCATATATATTTCCTATCACTGAAAGTTGACCTGTGACGTCAACGTTTCCAGATGCAACTATATCATTGAAAAAATGTTGCCACGGTGTTAAATAGTAGCTCATTACGGTCTTTTATGTATTACTTTTTTTATTTTTTGAAAATTGAATATAGTTCAATCTTCAAAATCTTAAAAACAACGTGTATCATCATCGTTTGTAAATTATTTTTTCTCCGAGCTTCTCCTCAGTTTTCTTGAGCGCTTTTGCGAAGCTGGATTCGCTCCACAAAAGCCAACGAGACCAGAAACCCGCTGAATGCTTGCCTGCACGAGTCCAGTCTTCACGCTTTCGATGTCTGTCAACGTATCTTTTCATTCGTTCGGGGTCTTTGTGCAGAGTAAAGTCGCTAAAACCTCTCAATCCAAAATGTACGGTTTTTATTTTTTTCTTTGTCTTGTCATCGATAAACTCTGCGGTATATTTATGTTTCCCCGACTTTTCTTTATAAAGATGCACGACCATAATTGTATATATTACATGATAATATTTTTACATGACCAAGAAGAGATTAATCACGAGCTTCTTCTTCTTCGTCGTCTGCGAGATAGACGGATTCATCTTCCATGTTAAAAAGGTAGTCGAGGTACCCTGCCGAATACACGTCAGATCTCGCGGGAGCGATGATGTCTTCCACGTACAAAAGCTCTCCGGACGTCCATTCGTCGAGGACGATGGCCGATATGTGCATCGCCGCGCAATAACTAGAAACCTCGCTCTCGAGCACTCGACCGACGATGGTATTGTTCAGCTCCACTGCACTGTTGATATCGTTGCGATATTTCAGATCGACGAGTTGCCCTCTGATGAGATTGCTGAATGGATCGAGCAAGTCTTCGCAAAATATCGGCTTGGAATTCATGTCGATCCGTTCGTCGACCGCCTTGGCAAATTTGAATGCTATCGACGGTTTCCTGAAACCGAATATTGCGGAACCCGGAATGTTTGCGACCGCATGAGGATGCGGGATCCCTGCGATAAGTTTTGAGTTCGAAACGTGTGTGACGAGGTATAATTTACTCATATACTTTATAATACGAAATTTTTTTTTATTACTTGATTGTCAATATCAAATGACACAAATGACACAAATGACACAAATGACACTGAATGTCATTTGATCCCGGCCAGAAAACTAATATAAATAAACGTTCAGATATATTTTTACATAATGATCTCCGAGAGCAACGATTCGTTCGTCTTCGAATCGCCGAAAAACACGATCTCCTCCTTCGATTTGAACATTCCGAACGCTCCCATGAAGCTTAATAGGAGCTCCATGAACATGCCTGCCGATGCGATCATCGTCTCGGGCCTCGACGATCTCGAGGATACCGCGTCGTCTGCCCATCTTGAAAAGCCTTCGAATGCCGAGATTTCCTCCGATCAACACAATGTTGAGGACACTGCACAGTCAAAGACTGTGAAGAAAAACCTATTTGCACGTGTCTTTGGTTGCTTGAAGCACGTGTATTGGTTTTGATCATGTAAAAACTTAACAAAACAAATATGTAAATGTTAAAATGAACAATGAACTGTTGGCAAGCCTCAGGGAATCGGCGGTCACACAAATCCGAGTCGGAAACGAATATAAAAAATTGGGCAGAGAGTTCAACGGGCAGAACGGGTCGAGATATTTTACATATGTGCTTCTTCTGCAAAATAATAGACTGTACGTTGGCGACACGGATAATATTTACAGTCGATTGATGAATCATTTCGAGATGTCGAGTTCTTCGGCGGCATGGGTCAGAATGCATGGCCCCGTTAAACGTGTTCTCGAGATCACGTACGACGCTCAACCTGGCGCTGAACGCGAACGTTTTTTAGAATACGCCAGTATATTTGGATTCGAAAATGTTCGAGGTTCGTGGTGGTGTAAGGTTGCAAAAAACGCAACGGCGCCGTGTTTTCTCGACGAATTCGAACGCGGAAGGATGTCCCACAAGTTTATGTCACGGTTCGAGATCAAGCAGATCGAACGGGACATACGAAAGATCGTTTCTGAACGGATTTAGTATCCAATGTATTCGATACAGCTCCGTGGGTTCTCCAGGACATCGCGGATCAAAACCAGCGCTTTGCGATGCCGCTCGTCGCGGACCTTCCTTGCGGCTCGGGACACATCGCGCTTGCCGTCCTTTTTGATATGAGGGTTCACGCGGATCCACGCGACCGGGCGGTCCGGGAACGCGATCTTCAGCTCCGCGGACGCATCGTTCATCCGTGCTTCCTCGCATACCGGATCATAGTTCTCGTGCGCGTCCTCGTCGAGCTCCAGGCACACGACGACGTCCGCCGCGATGATGACGCCATCGATCAGCGAGTATTTCTTGGTCGTGTCGATGCACCGGTAGTCGATCCGATATTCGCGCTGTGTGACATCGATGCCGTTCTCGGCCAGGAAGTCGAAGAATGCGGCTTCGTCCTTTCGATGGTTGGTGCGCCGTGAGTCGTCGGGGTCACATACCAGGCAGTACTCCTTGCCGTTTGACAGATACGTGGCGACCGGACATGGGACGCCATCGTATCCTGGACACGTCTTGTGAACGACGTCGACCATGTCTGGCTCCTTGCACTCGGAGCAGCACACTGGTTTTCCACCGGGGAAACCATAGTTCATTTGCTTTCCGCACGGGCACTTGTCGTGCACGATGTCGACCATTCCCGGCTTCTTGCACTCGGAGCAGCACACTGGTTTTCCACCGGGGAAGCCGTACGACGCTCGAATACCACACAGACACTTTGGACTCACGACGTTGACCATGCCCGGCTTCTTGCACTCGGAGCAGCACTCCGCCTTTCCACCGGGGAAGCCAAACACTGGTTGCTTGCCGCACGGACACTTCTTGCTCTTGACGTTGATCATGCCCGGTTTCTTGCACTCGGAGCAGCACTCCATCTTTCCACCGGGGAAGCCAAACACCATTTGCTTACCGCACGGGCACGTCTTGCTCACGACGTTGACCATACCTGGCTTCTTGCACTCCTTGCAGCACTCCGCTTTCCCATCGGGGAAACCGTGCGACGGTCGCGTTCCACACGGGCACTTATTGTGCACGACGTCAATCATGTTCTTGCCGACGCAGCACGGCCCGCAATACCGAGGTTTTTGATTCGGCCGCGCGTATAATGCGGTTCGATCGTTGCACATATGGCAGAATACCGGCATCCATTCTACTCTGGAATAAGACAAAAACGAGTGCTTTTATACGTGGCGTGACGATATGAGTGTCATTTGACCCCAGCGCATATCGTCGAGTCGCCATACATATAAATTGGCAAAGGCGTTTCAATAATCACTTTTAAAATGATATATTGTCAGAAAGACGTTCCGTTGTATGGATGCTTCTGTGAGTCTCCATCGCTCGTCTTTGACTCGACAACGCATTTTGATGTCTGTGCAAATTGCGGGGTGTGCGTCGAGATGGTTCTGAACGAAGCTCCCGAATACGGCTACAGCGGGGACGGTCAAGACATATCGTATGTCTCATGCGTCCCCGGTCACCACTTCGATTTTGCAGACGATCCGTTGAAGTGCAGACTCCAGGAAACAAACATGTCGGGCGACGACGTGCGCGAGCAGGAAATGAAGAAGACGATTTATAAAGTGTGCGACGCGTTTCATATCTATCCTCCTCACATCATCCGCGACCAAGCGATCTTCCTCGCGAAGAGTCTGGAAGAAAAGTTCCGACTCAAGGGCAAGAAGCGTATCGCGTCGTACGCGGTCGCAGTTTACTTCTCGTGCAAACTGAACGACGCGTTCCGAGAGCTCAGGCTTTTTTCGTCCTTGTTCGGCATCGATATCAAGGCGATCAATGCCGCGCACAATGCATTCAAGGAATATCTTCCAGATATCGTCACACCGAAGCGCTCACCTCATGAACCACTTATTTGTTCGACCATATTCAATTTTGACTTGGATCCGCCTGCCAGGAATACGCTGAGGAAATCAGTCCTCAATATGGTAGACCAATATCCAGAAATCTTCGAATCGTCGAGGAAGCCGAGAACTATCATCGCGGCGCTCATCCTCATCAATGCGTTTTTGACCGACACGAAGATCAGCGTTCGTACGATCGCAGAAGGCATGAAAATTTGTCACAGTTCTATAGTGACGTGCGCAAAAGAAATTTCGAAGGAGCACGGTATCGCTTTTTGATCATATAAATCATGTAAACAATTTAAAAAAGAAACTTTGTAAAGATCAAATGCTCACGTTCGTCAATCCGAGTAATCGGTGCTGGTTTCTGGCCGGGCTTCATGTTGTGATTCACGTTCCGCAGATCGCGAACGTCTTGAGGGACCCTATATTCGAGAAGATGCTGTACACGAAACGCAAGAACTGCTCAGAATTCGCTTCGGAGCTTTCGAAGCTATCCAAGGACTATTGGAACTCGTTCGATTTCGAGAAAACGGTGGACGTGTCGCATCTGGTGGACGTGTTCGTCAAGATAAACAGAAATTTCGCGGGGCGCAAGATGTACGACGCGACGGAGTGTTTTTTGAAGATGATCGAGACTCTGGAAAGCGCGTTCGTGGCGAAGGAATCATACGACCCACCACGTGACCCGAAAGATCTCGCTGCATGGACCGAATATACGAAGAAGCACGCGTCGACGTTCCTCTCCGACGTGTTCCTCGGCCAGGCGAGACAGACGTCCAAGGATGGATCCGTCACGTACGACCATTTCACGGGGCTCACCGTGTCGGCCACGAACAACTCCATCTCGAAGGGGATTCAGGAATACGTGAACGATCCCGATACGGGCGTGATAAGGGTTATCACGAAGCATCCTCTGATCCTCCCGGTGTTTTTCCAAAAAGGACCGGAGAAACACTTTGTCCAGTACGACACGACGCTGCAAGTCGAAGACGCCGAGTACGAGTTGTTCTCTGTTTTGTTGCACGTGAACGGTAATCACTGGGTCGCCCTGGGAAAGTCTCCGACCGGCGCGTGGAACTTGTTCGACGATTCCACGATGACGACGATAACCGATATGAATGATCTCATCCAGAAAGAGGCTATGTTGTGTCTGTATAAGAAAGTATCGTGATGAAATCTTGTATCAATGCATGATATACCGAATGATTGTAACGATGGAAATATATCAAAATTTTCCATGGAATATAATGTCGAATTTAAAAAAAAAAATATTACGATACTATCGTCTAAAGATAGATCATATCCTATAGGAATGGCCGGATATACTGTATTTCACACATAGCCATGAAATTATATCAAAATTTTCCATGGAATATAATGTCGAATTTAAAAAAAAAAATATTACGATACTATCGTCTAAAGATAGATCATATCGATCTTCGTTTTAATTTAAATAATAATATCTCAACAAAGATAAAATGAAAACGTATCAATTTTCATTTCATGTGTGTGGTTGCGGTTTCGAGACGACCAAATCTGGAAACGCTTCCAGACATAAGAAAGTATCGTGCGGCCATGAGATAAAAGTAGAAACCAAGAACTTCGTGCTCGAGACGGACCATCTCGAAGTGCTGGCAAAAGCAAGTGGTGACGTGACACATCTCGGAGGGGAGCACAACGTCAACGTGAACGTCGTGGACAAGAGCACGACGAACATCAGCCTGGTCCTCCCCGAGCACACGACCAAAGAAGACTTCATTTTGTATCTCGAGACGCTGAACGGGATCGGCTACAGGTCCGACGAGCAGATCATGCAGATGCCGGGGAAGTTGCTCATGAACCTGCGAAACCCAAACACGGTCTCCGGCGCGCTCGTTAAACGCAAGAACGCGATCGTCGAGAAGCTTCCCGACGGAAGCGAACGCGTCATGCCGAAGAAAAAGGCCGCGAAGGTATACACGTGCGAGGCCATCGACGCCCTGTGTCTGCGCTCTCCCGATCCGAGCGTCGACACCTTTCTCGAAAAAGAGCGTGGAAACGTCCGGCAGAAAATGTCCGTTTCCATGGCTGCCAAGTTGCGTCTGAACGATCCTCCGAAATATCACAACAGAGTCCCCGCCGACGCCAAAGCGATCATCAACAAGATGGAAAACACCACCGAGAAGTATCTCGACGAGATAACGTCGACGAACAAAGATCACGGATTTCTTTGAGTGTCATTTGACCATGGATTTCTATGAGTGTCATTTGACCATGGTTCAGTATGTGTATAAAAACGAGCGAATTCGTCGCATGTGTAAATCATCATCATCATGTTCTTTCGCAAGTCTTTCGCCGAGCGCTACGGCGAGGATTCTTGGGCGTTGATTACCGGCGCCAATGGCGGAATCGGAAGGGAGTTCTGTCGCCAGCTCGCCTCGAAGGGGTTCAATATCGTTGCCGTTGCTCGCAACGAGCGTAATGCACATGATGTCGCCTCGGAGATCGAGGCCGAGTTCCCCGGCATCCGAGTCAAGACCATCGCGTGCGATATGTCGACGTCCGATCGAGACGATTTTGGAGACGACATCGTCGCGGGAGTTGCCGAGCTCGACGTGTCCATTGTGATCAACAACGCTGGCGTGGACAGCTTCGACCACTTCCTTAACATCGATCCCAAGGAGATGGTTCGCTTGGTGACGGTCAACGTCATGGCGCCGATGCTGTTGACGAGGAAGCTGATGCCGAAGCTCGCGGAGAGGAAGTCTGGCGCGGTGATCAACGTGTCTTCCGGAGCGTGCGTTGTGCCGACGGCATATTACGCAACATATGCCGCGACCAAGTCGTTTGTGGACGTGTTCACGCGTTCTATCGCGGACGAGTTCCCCCATCTGGATATCATGTCGCTGAAGCCGTTCGACGTGTCTACTCGAATGATTTATCACAGGCCCGTCGATCTGATGACGATCACCGCGGCCGAGTGCGTGTCTGGGGCGCTGAAGGATCTGGGACGAACGGACTCTTCCTACGGACCTCTCAAGCATAAAATTCAAGGAAAGTTGTACGAGCTTGTTCCTCGTTGCATGTATCGTTTTTTTTACATGCGTTTCGTTTCTAAGCAATTTTTTGAAGAACGTCGTATTGGCGAAGAAGCTGCGAAGAAAACTGCTTGATTAAAATGTAAATCATTCAGATCCGACAGCTCGTCACAGGAAAGGCACTATCGGGCCCATGTCACTCGCACGAATTCTTCGAAAGAGTCGTTCCAAAAACTTTTCCGAACAATGGCAGCTTCGGGCAAGATGCATGCGTGTTATCAATGAGATGCTTCATCGCCAAGTGACATTTTGAGAATGCATCGGGTATTTTTTATTGCGCAACGTCATCTGCCAGTCTGTGAAGTGTCTCTGACCATGTGATACATGTTACAATGACGATATATAGAAAAATCATGCAGAGATAATTTCTAAGATAGTGATATTTTCCGCAATGTTTCGAAGAGTCTTCTGGTATGTCAACATATCGTTTGCGAATGTTTTGTCGGGTCTGTCCTGGATCGCGACCCATCGTCCATCTTCGAACGCGCATTCGATGATCGTCCCGATGAGGAACAGCTTTTTGCTCATATCTAACTCGGATATAGGGACGTTTTTCTTCATGTCTGGATCGTAAATTCCGATCGTTCCTTTCGCGTCGAGGAGCATGAAATCCACCGTATGCGTTCCTTCCGGTTTCAACTTGTAAAACCCAAAATGTCTGCCATACACCACTTGATCGTTCTTCGGCATCAGAACGTATCCGTCGCAATAAAACTTATCTTCCGCAACACGCAAGCGAGCCAAAACATCCTTGTCTTCCAGTTGGATCCACTTCTTGAACGTCAACGATGCTGGATCGTGGGGATGACTGCGAAACTCCTTGAACCCTCGGTGCATCGCGACGAGACGATCTTCCAAAGAAAAGTGCGATATTGTAACTCCCGATACGACCACCGCATCAAACAGAACAAAATGCGGAGTGCCCAACTTGTCGAACGTGAGTTCGCCGTCGAAAATCGATCCCTGAAACAACACTTTGGGAATGCACTGAAGCGGGAACAAAAACACGGTTCCTGCTCGATCAACAAGTACACACAGCTTCAGATCATACAGACGAAGACAACACAACACGAACCGCACGCCATCCGTTTTTTCAGATATTACATATCCATTTTGGAGTTTCGGAATATCTTTCCGTTCGATCGACACGGGGTTCGGGGCAGGGAGGCGGAACCGAGGATGGTCGTCGAGAGCGAGCCGTTTCATCTCTCGCAAAATGTCCTCTGCCGAACGATTGATAACTTTATGCAAAGTCATGGTGTGGCCATGATTGACCGAGAGAGTGTGTTTTTGTGTTTCGATCATTTTGACAACAAATGAACGATGTGTTAAGTTATATACTCGTTGATATCCTGGGTCAAATGACACTCGTATATCGTCACGTATGTAAATAAATTGAAAATAAAAGTCGACAGACGGTAAATGAGGAGCGGCGTCGTGTATTTCGTCACCGAGACGTACGATTCCGACAAATTCAAGGTCGGATCGACGATAGACACGTGTATAAAAACCTTGTACGACAACATGCAGTCCATGAAACTTCCTGCGATCTTGACGTTTTATTCGATCGATATCGAGCGTGACGAGACTACCGTGAAGACGGTATTGAAGGAGAAAAACGTCAAGACTGCCGACGAAGCGATAATGATATTCTCACAGTATTTCAAAAACAAATTGACGAACGAGCCTCCTCAGGCTATCGACGACGAGACAAAACGGATGATCGATGCGATGTTGGCCGAAGAGTCCGACGCAGAAAACTGAAAAATCAAATGAAATTACATTAAAATGCATACCATAGGAATAGATCCAGGTCGAAAGAATTTGGGCATGTGCATGATGGACGACAAAGATGTCATAGTGCAATGGAACGTCATTTCCATACATCCAGACCCCAAGGGAATTATCGAAGCTCTGGAAAAGATCAAATTTTTTGACGAGTGGTTGCAGAACTCACCAGACGTTGTGATCGAAAGGCAGCCGAGTAAGAACCCCCAGGCCATACGAATTCAACACTACCTCGAGATGATCATAAGTGCCAAAGGAGGAAGCGTATATATCATCGACCCAAAGCACAAACTCAGTCACGCATCTTCGACAGAATGGTGGCCTCAGAGAGAAATCAATTCTTGGAATTACGGAGAACGCAAGAAATTGTCCGTCGAGACCGTGTCGTCATTCTTGAAGTCCACGGAGCAAGACCCGAAATTCGCCGAGTTCTTTCAGAATTCCAAGAAAAAAGACGATCTGGCGGATGCTTTGCTCCATTGTTTGGCATTTAAGCACATCAAATCGTCGATCGGCGCGCGTCGCGTGTCCGCCGTGAGAAGCATAAAGCCCGTGAAACCGAGCGACGCACAGATGAAATCCGGGAAGTATACGCAAGGTGGCTTGAAGTATCTTGCGAGAGGATGTCTGTCGTCGTTTGATATCTTCGAACGTACCGTGAGCAACATCAGTGGATTTTGCTCGTCGGCATGCCGGCACTTCGAAACGTTGGACAATGCGTATCTGCAACTCGGCGGCAAGAGCTGAAACATTTTAAAATGTTTTGTACTATAAATGATTCTTACGAATACGCAGTTAATCCTCATCGCCGCGTTCATATTCGTCTCCGTGTTGATCGTGTTCACGATGAACAAAAAGGAAGGTTTCGAACCCGGTGTGTTCGCGAAGTTGAATAAC